TCTAATCGAGAGCGTCGACGTAATTACGATCACGATGCTGGCCAAGTCCCTTGCCATCTACATCGAGGTGGCCAGGCACATGCATGGCTATGGCGACGCCATCCAGATCTACCCCAACGGAACGAGTAACGTCTCAGGGGCCTTTACGGCACTTAGCAAAGCTCAAGACCAGGTACTGAAACTTAGCGCGAAGCTTGGCCTCAGTCCGATGGATCGAAGCCGCATCCTTGGCGCAGCTAGCAATGCCAAGGCTGCTAACAACAAGAGCAGCGAAGGCGACGAGATTGACGACTTGATTTGAGCGTAGATGTAAGATCACTGGATAGGATGTGGGACTACGTCGAGGACGTGGTAGAGGAACGTATTGTCTCGTGTGAATACATCAAGAAGGCTTGTCAGCGATTCATCAACGACTGCGATCGTGATGACTGGGAGTGGACGTTTGACATAATAACAGCGGCCAGGTACATCAATTTCATAGAGCGCATATGCGTGCACACGCGCGGTGAGATGGCAGGCAAGGGTTTTGAATTAGCTCCATGGCAAGTGTTTTTTGTTGGGCAGCTCTTTGGTTGGGTTGACAGATCGGATCAGAAGCGCAGGAGGTTTACCACCGCTCACCTGTTCGTAGCGCGTAAGAATGGTAAATCTCAGTTGGCCGCAGCCATCGCCTTGGCTATGGGCGTTCTTGACGGCGACGGTGCGCCTCAGCTTGTCACGGCAGCTACGAAGCGCGACCAAGCCCGAGAGGTATTCGATGAGGTTTGCAGATGCGTTAAGTCGAGCGCACCTCTGTCGAAGCGATTTACAGTACACCGTGCAGAGGTGAAGGCTCCTCGTGGCGGAGTCATCAAGCCGCTGTCATCTGACGCTAACACCCTTGACGGTCTCAATCTGAATCTTGCTGTGGTGGACGAGTTTCACGCTATGAAGAACGCTGACCTCTACCGAGTCCTGGCTTCATCCATGGGCTCGAGGAAATCGCCAGTCATGCTCGCCATCACTACGGCGGGTTTCGTAGCTGACGGTCCATGCGCGATGTTTATGTCTGCTGGCAAGTCTGTCCTTGACGGCACTAAGCACAACGACAGGCTACTCATCCTACCGTACGAGATTGATGAGGGCGACGAGTGGGACGATCCAGCTTGTTGGGCCAAGTCAAATCCCAACCTTGACGTTTCTATTTCCAAAGAATACTTACAGAGTCAATGCCAAAACGCAAAGCTTTACGGAAGCCGTTCTATCACCGAGTTTATGGTAAAGCACTTGAATCTGTTCGTTGGCTCCAGCGCCGTTTGGATTCCAGACGACGACTGGATGGCGGAGGGCAACTGTCGCCCGGTATCAGATACTCACGTCATCGACGAGAAAACGAACAAACCCGTCGCCTATCTAGGTCTCGATTTGGCCGCAACTGACGACATGACGGCTCTTGCGGTATGTACTGGCAATGACGAGGTTGGCTGGGGTTTTGAGATGCACTACTTCCTTCCGGAGCGTGCTGTAGAGCGTAGGCTTGACCGCGACGAGAACACTGTATATCTATCCTTCAACGAGTTGGACAACGTCCATGTCACCCCTGGCAACGTTACCGACTACAATGTAATCCGCAGATTGCTCAGTGGCCACTATGTATTGGACGGCAAGGTTGAGTACGATCCAAACAACTTGATGGAGAAGTACCACATCAAGGGCGTAGCCTACGACAGGTGGAACTCCTTGAACCTCATTAGGGACCTTGAGGGCGATGGAGTACCGTGCGATCCCTTTGGCCAGGGCTTCAGCTCCATGTCGTTCCCGTCCAAGGAATTCGAGAAGAATGCTTTGCAGGGCAAGTTGCTCCACGGTGGTGACGAGGTATTACGATGGATGATGGGCAACGTGACGTTGCGCCTAGATCCAAGCGGCAACATCAAGCCTGACAAGGCAAAGAGCGGCGACAAGATCGACGGGGTGGTTGCAGCCGTGATGGCCATAGGTGAGGCGTTGACTTTTGAGGAAGAAGGCGAGAGCGATTTCGAGTTCTTCATGGCTGTCGTTGGTGGGGGTGGTGTGTAAAGCTCTGTCTCTCACATAATTAATTATACTTTAGCGCGTAATTCCACCTTTATGGCCGAGAATAGAGGAACCCCAAACATCTTCCGGAGGATCTACGACACGATCACTGAGAGCCGCTACACTCAGGAGCACTCTCCTCTGTCGTTTATGGGGCCTTCTTCTTTGCTGAACAACACGCTGGTAGGCGTAAGTTCTGGTGCCGAATCTCTCCAGCTCACCGCAGTGTATGCTTGCGTGAGTCGCATCGCCGACACGATTGCCATGATGGAGGCTAGCGTGATCCGAGTTGGACGTGACGGTTCTCGGCGCAAGGTGAAGAACAATCCCGTCCACCAGCTTATCAGCCGTGAGCCCAACGACTACCTGGGGGCCTACGAGTTCTGGCAGCGCATTGTAAGCGACGCGCTGCTCTATGGCACGGGCCACGCATACATCGATCGGAGCGAGAGCAAGGTGCAGATGTACCACATCCCTGCCAGCCGTATCAGCGTGGTCACCAACCCACTTACGGGAGAAAAGTTTTATAGTTACGATGGGGCACCCAGCAAGATCCCCCAGCGTGACGTCTTGGAGATTCAAGCCTTCCGTGGCCTGAATCCCACACACGTACAGTTGCAGAACCTTGGCACGGCAAAAGCCGTACAAGACTTTGGATCTACCTTCTTTAAGAACGGCGGCATGCTTGGCGGCATCCTCTCCACGAAAGAGCACATGAGTGCGGAGCAGATGAAGCAAGCTCAGCTTACGTGGGAGCGTGAATATACGGGCAGCCGTAACGCTCACAAGGTAGCCATCCTCGGCGGCGGATTCCAGTACCAACCACTTAGCGTACCCCTCGAACAGTTGCAGTTCCTTCAGATGAAGAAGTACAGCACTGAGGAGATTGCCCGTATCTATCAGGTACCTCCAGCCATGATCGGCATGGAGAGCAACACCGCCTACAGCAACTATGAACAACAGGTCTTGCAGTTCCACCAAGGATGTGTCCTCCCCTGGGTCCGACGCATCGAGCTCGAAGTCGAACGTAAGCTCTTGCGGGGAGACCGCAACCTCCAATGCACCTTCGACGTCGACACGTTGCTGCGGGCTGATAGCGAGAACAGGGCTAAGTTCTACCACTCCATGCTCCAGGACGGCGTCATGTCCATCAATGAGGTTCGCGGTCGCGAGGGACTTGGCCCGGTTGATGGCGGCGATGAGCACCACATCCTCATGAACTCTATCCCACTTAGCCGAATGAGCGACTACGCTGACTCGGTGACTAACAAAACTAGCACTGAATAATGGCACACTTTTACCACTACAAGATCGTAATGTGTCGCGAGCGTAGCGACGCCAAGGCCGTAGGGTCTGTAACATACACTGAGCCCTCTCGCACTGTATATGAGTTTACACATACCAATGAAGAGGCAAGCGCTCCTCTCGGCCTAGTGGCTTTTTGGGCTGCTTTGGAGGCCGACATCCCCAATGGGCCTCAGCACGTAAACCGAATTGATACAAGTGCTGGTTCTGAATTGAATGTAGCCGTAGTTGCGTCGCTTGGCGGCAGCTCTAACGACAGCACCGTTGCTACTGAGGGAGCCTGGTCTGTGCGCATTGGCAAGGACGTATACCGCCACGAGGTGGGGTACAGTGCCGACGATGCTGAAACTGCCCTTACCAACCTCACCGCCAAGAACCTCTCGTAATGGCCGACACCTACGGAGGATATCCCGACTCAGCTAAGGCTGCCGCTCGCAAAGCCCTGCGTCATCGCGACGAGAAGGGCAGCAAGTGTGGGACTGCCGTGGGTTGGGAGCGTGCTAATCAGATCGCTTCTGGAGAGAAGCTTTCTATGGCTACGATCAAACGAACCTTCTCCTTCCTGAGCCGTGCTGCCGAGTACAACCAAGGCAAGTTCTACGACGAGGACGGCAAGGAGATCTGCGGCAGCGTCATGTACGCTGCTTGGGGTGGTAGCTCTATGAAGAGCTGGTGCTCCGGGATCATCAACAAAAACGATAAATAACCCTAGACAACATGGCTAACAATGTAGAGAAGCGATTCCTGCCTGGCAGCTTTGAGGTTCGCACTGACGAGGGTAAGCCCACCGTAGTGGAGGGTTATGCCGCCGTCTTCGATGACGAGACTGTCATCGGCGGGTCTTTTGCTGAGCGCATCGATCGCGGCGCCTTCGATGGCGCGGACATGACCAATACCGTGGCGTTGTTCAATCACGACATCAACAAGCCTCTTGCCCGTGCTGGTCACGGCTTGGAGCTCAGCGTTGACGAGCGTGGCTTGAAGTACCGCTTCGAGGTGGGCAACCAAAGCTACGCCCAAGATCTGGTAGAGAATATCCGTATGGGTAACGTCTCCACCAGCAGCTTCGGCTTTACTATTAAAGATGACGAGTGGGAGATGCGTGACGGCGGTATGAACCTCCGCACCATCAAAGAGGTGGATCTGCTCTTCGACGTGTCGCCCACTACGCAGGGTGCGTACCCCACTACCGAGGTGGGCTTGCGCTCTATGGAGCTGGCTATGGCTAACGCTGAAGTCACCGAGATCGAAGAGGAAGAGGTGCGATCTGAAGAGGTGGTAGAGGAAGAGGTAGTGGTCGAAGCTGAGGCGGCAGACGAAGAAGACTGCGGCTGTGAGGACAATGCTATCAAGCCCGTTCCACGCAGCGAAGAAGTAACGCTTGAAACGGCGGACGCCCCCGTCGCCGAAGAGAGCGATGAAATTATTGAACGGGGCGCAGAATCTGAAATCTCTATGAACGAAGAGAAAAACGCACCAGCAGTGGTGCAAGGGTTGGGCGACAACGTCCCCAACGTCCGCGCCCGTTTTGATTTGGGCAAGGCCATCCGTGAAGCGGCTAACGGTGGCTTGACAGGACTCGAAGCCGAAATGAGCCAAGAAGGAACGAATGAGTTCCGCCAGGGAGGTATCTCTGTGGGAGGCGGCATCAACATCCCTTCTATGTTGTTGCGTGACGCAGCCCCTATGGGTACAACAACAGTAGGTGCGTCAGGTTCCGAAACCTTGTTTGAGGGTGGCAAGATCGCTACTGAGGTGCAGGGTCCGTTGCAAAACTACCGCCCTGTCACTTTCGCTGACAAGATGGGTGTTCGCAAGATCACGGGTGTGACCGGAGATATCGCTATCCCCGTTCAGTCTACCAACGTGACGGCATCTCAGATGACCAATGAGAACAGCGCTGTTGCTTCTACCAACGTAGCGTTCTCTACCGTCACGCTCTCTCCCGATCGCTTGTCTGCTCACACCAAGGCTACGCAGATGTTGCTCGCACAGAACAGCTTCGACTTGCAAGCTTTCTTGGCTGCTGACATCCGTCGCGAGTTGGAGTTGGCTTACAACACCAAGATTAAGAACGTGATTGAAAACATCGCGGAAGCTGACGCGAGCACTGTAGGCTTGGAGTACAAAGATTACGCTTTCTACTTGGAGCAGCTCTTGCGCGAGGGTAACGTCGATCCTATCGGTGCTTACATCTTGACTGAGCCTACGCTCTACCGCAACTTGCGTCAAGCTACGCTCGATGCTGGTTCTGGTGTGTTCGCTGCTGACTCTGTTAGCCGCATCGGTGACTACTCTGCTATCGTCTCTACGTTGTTCACGGACGGCAACGCCTACATGGTGAAGCCTGATGACATGGTGGTTGCTGAGTGGGGTGGATTGAACATCATGGTGGATCCTTACACGGAAGCACACAAAGATGTTGTTCGCATCATCGCCAACATGTACGTCGACTGTGACATCCTGCGCACCGCAGGTGTAAAGGGTATCACTCCCTAATAGCTAACAACTAACGAAAGGGGTCAGGAAATGGCCTGGCCCCTTTTATCTCTTCTGCATGAATATCAAAGCCGTTCGTCAGTCTGTAGACAGCACTACTCTCTTCGCCGCAGCCGAGGCCGATGCCTTGGCTTTGCTGCGTAACCATGTACGGGCTATCGACGACAGCGATGACGATCTCATCAAGATCTATCTCGACGCGGCCCTTGACTACATGCAGACTCTCACAAACCGCTTGCTCGGCGTCCATGACGTGACGGTACTTGTGGACTACGAAGAGCTGGAGCACAAGATTGAGCTCGTAGGCATCAACGACATCACTACCGATGGCGTCACTATTAAGTACAGGAAAGAGGACAACACGTTCAGTGGCGACGTCACCGACGCCACCGATGCTGACTACCTCGCCGACCTCAAGTACTTGATCATCGACGACATCTACCCTCCCTATATGTACTTCGAAAACCTCACCGACGAGGTGGCGTCTACGGACACGGAGTACACGAAGGGATACTTGAAGGTAGAGTTCGATGCGGGCACGGCCCTGGCTTCTCTGCCTAAGCAGTACAAGCAAGCCGCGATGCTCTTGGTAGGTCACTACTACAACATGCGTGAAGCCGAAGCTATTGGCGGCATCACCATGGAGTTGAAGGAAGGTGTCCAACGCCTTATGGCAAGCGCAAGACTTTACTGATGAGAGCGGGAGAACTCAACGAGAAGATCGACATCAAGCGCGTCACACGAACTGTTAATTCGTATGGCGATGTCATCGATGCTGCCACCAACTGGAAGGAGGGCGTGCACTGCAAGGTCATGCACCTTGGCACACCTTCGGCTGGTGCCAGCGAATTCAACGATGACGATCAGACCGTAGCCGAGATGAAGGCTGAGTTCCGCTGTCGCTACATCAGTGGCTTACGTTTCGACGACATCATCGTGTGGAACGGAGCTGAGTTCGATATTTATTCCATCATCCCCATTGGGAGGCGCGAGGGCATGAATGTCCGTGGCCGCTTCCGCGACAATGAGGGAACCGTTCCTACCAGCTGATGGCGACGTTTGTAGGCAAGGGCGGCAGCTTCCGTGTGCAGCTGGAGGTAGAGGGAATCGATCGCAACGATTACTTCCCTACTGCTATCCGCCGCATGAAAAAGCTCGAGGACAGGAAGAAGGCTATCAACCGCATCTTCCGTCTAGCCCTGGAGCCTATGCGTCAGGATATGTCCAACTTCGCCCCTGTCGATACAGGCGCTCTTCAAGAGTCTTTCCGTATCCGCTCTATCGCTTACAAAGACCCCAAGGTCTGGGCGTGGCGCGTAGGTGCTGTCAGCGGCGAAGGCGTGGGTGTAGGAGGCTTGTCCTTCCAGCTTGCTGGGTGGCGCGACCACTGGGCGGAATTGGGGACTCAGCATCATGATCCACACCCGCACATCGCTCCTGCCATCAGCAAGAACGTAGGCAAGGTGCGTAGTAACATAAGCTACGAAATGTTCGTTTTTATAGACGGTCTACTCCGTAACGGGTAGGGCGCACAAACCCCTTAAAAGAAAACCATGGCACTTCTTAATGCAAACTATATGGGGCTTTACGCCCTCTCTAAAGGGTCTACCAACCCCTTCGTTGTTGGTGTAGGCGGAACTTCTAGCGACGCTATTTCTGACGCTTGGACTAAGCTCGGCAGCACCGCTGGCGACGCTATCTTGGTAGATTCCTCCGATGATGTTTACCAAGTCAGCAGCGAGCCAGGTATTGTCAGCGTCACTAGCTCATCTGCCGCTTCAGCACAATCACTGAACCTCTTGGCGGCAGCTACGAGTACGTCGCTTGATATGGGCAACACCATCAACGAGGTGGTAGCTCGCGACGGAGCGTGCGGCAGCGAGACATACATCGTTGGCGGCGCACAGAGCTGGAGCCTCTCAGCTGACGGCTTGATCCAAACTGGCTCTGTGTCAGGCTACGGAGCAATGAACCTTATGGACTATGCTCGTAACGGTGAGTACGTCTTCGTCCGCTTCGTTCTCAACAACTTGGCTATGGATGATGCTAGTGACAATGACGAAAACGTCAGCTACATCGGACAAGCACTCATCGAGAACGTAACGCTCTCGGGCGGTTTTGACGATACGTCGACGTACAGCTGCACGCTGAACGGTTACGGAAAGCTTTACAAATACCAAGCATAACATAATACCATGTCAGTACTTAACGCAAACTGCCTCGCTATCTACTACCATGGTAGCGGCAGCACCAACAAATATACGGTAGACAACAGCTATGCTGATATCGCCGAGGTCGCGGCTGGAGGCGACGCTGGCCTTACTATTTTCAGTACAGGCACGAATACCTTCCTCGGCTTTGGTTCGGTGTCATCAGCTACTTTTACTTCTGAGCCATTGACCCTTGCGGCAGCCGCTACTACGAGCACCCTCGACTTGAGCAATACGGTAGAGGATGTAGCCCGTGACGGAGGGGGAGGAACGCTCCAGCAGAGCGAGACATCATGGACCATGCAAGCCGATGGTCTGGTAAAGTCTGTCGACGACAGCGGGGAGGACCTCCTCGACTTGGCTCGCGACAACAAGTACGTCTTCGTTCGTTTCGAAGTAGACGACTTGGACTACGTCGGTCAAGCCTTGATCGATAACGTGAGCATCACGGGTAACGTAGACGAAATCGCTACGTACTCTGTGAGCCTCACGGGTGTAGACACGCTGTACAAAGCATAATCATAACGGGCGGCGGCACGGGGTCGTCGCCCTTCTTTTCTTAAACCAACCACCATGAACAATACTCTTAGAGGGGAGTTCGCCTTCAGCATCGGAAAGAAGAACTATCAAGCTTCTCTTACACTCAACGCCCTGCGCCTCATGTGTCAGTCGCACGGCAAAAAGATCGACGAGATCGATAAGTGGATGAGTGAAGATCCACTGACGGCAGTATGTGCCTTCTGCTATTTCGGAGTCAAGAACGACGGACTGCGCAAGGGTAAGGACCCCAAGCTCCCAGACTTCGAGACCTTCTGCGCCCAGGCTCTTGACGAGGATGACACCATCGCGTCTATGATGGATGCCGTCACTCAGGCTATCGGAGGCAGCGAGGACGGGAAGCCGGGAAACTAAATCGATCCCAGGACGGCCCTGTCGAGGAGCTGACCTGGGACACGATGTACAAGGCGGGTTTTGAGATGGGGCTGACACCGGATCAGTTCTGGAACATCACCCTCCGCGAGTACACATATTACAGGGAGGCTTACATGGCCCAGCTCAGTGCACGGTGGGATCACACCGCCAGCATCATGTCGCTGATAGCCAACGTAAATACTACCAAGGGTAAGAAATTTGAGCCGAAGGACTTCCATCCCTTCGAGCGAATGAACAGTCAGGGAGTGTCCTCTAAACAAGAGGCGATGGAGCTCCTGGAGAAACTAAAACATTTCTGATGCCGAACATTGGAACTACCAGCAGGCTAGCGTTTATTGTCAGCCTTGACAACAGCAACTTTCTGAGGAACTCTGAGATCCTTGAGAAGAAGCTTGCTAAGTTTGGTGTAGCGGCATCACGATTCGGTCAGGGCCTGACAAGAAGTCTGTCACTTATCACAGGCATCTTGGAGGGCTTTGCCGTTGCTGCGGCCTCCACCTTTGACGAGATTGCTTCGCAGCTCCAGGCCGTTAGTGGTGGGGAAGGCTTTGAGAAGCTTATTGACAACGCTCGTAAGCTAGGCCGCTCGACTAAGTTTACGGCCACGGAGGTTCTCACCCTTACTAGGGAACTAAAGAAACTTGGTCTCTCTACCGACGACGTTGTTTCTGGTGTGGAGAAGACTATCGATGTTGTCACCGTCTTCGGTGGCGATCTCGTCAATGTCGGTGACGCTATCGCTGGTCTCACTCGGCAGTTCACTAACCTCACCTTTGCTCGCGCCGCCGACGTGCTCTCCGTAGCCTTCCGTAAGACAGCCCTTGGTGCGGACAACTTCCGAGAAGCTTTCAAAAACGTCGGTGCCGTAGCCAACCTAACAGGACTCTCCTTTGAGAAGACTGTTGCAGTTCTTGGTGGGCTGGCCAACGCAGCCCAGAGAGGTGGTATTGGAGGTAACCGTTTTAAGACGGTTTTGGCCAAGCTTGCTGAGGCTGGATTCGACGCGG